GTTGCTACTGCTTTCCAATCAAATAATGTAGATTTATTCAAGCAAGACGAAACTAATAGTACAAATCCCGAGTTTTTCTATCCAGCAATGGGCAACTCTGGACAGAATCAAACTGATGCTGGTGCTCAACTATTTGTCAACCCAGGATTCTATCTGGATGCATTTGGTACTAGTTTATTCGTACATAATAATCTAAATGTTCTTGGTACATCTATTCTTGCGTCAGAAGAAAATCCAGACCTAAGATTTGACCTAATAAACTATGGTGTTACTGAACTTAATTTTGCAAGTCAGGCAAGATATATTGATATTGGTGAAGCACAAAGTGCTGTTGGTGGTTTTACAACAATTAGAAGTAATAATACAGAACTTGCCAGACTAGTTCTATCACAGAATGAGATTAAAGCAAGTGATCAGCAAGTAAATATCACTCTTGATAGTGCAACATCCACAGCATTTGCTGGTTTTGTTCAAATTGGTGGTACACACATTAAATGTGATTCCAATGTTATTGACATTGCAGACTCATCACAAAGAGCAGATTTATTCAAACAAGCAGAAGATATTATTGTTGGTTCTAATGATGTTGGTATCATCACCATTAGGAATAATGTCACAGAACTTACTGGTTTCTTGAGACTTGGTAAGAATGTTATTCAATCATCTGATGAATTTACCGCAATTCAAATTGGATTGGGTGCAACATATACTGAAGTCACTGGTGATTTGGTTGTTGGTGGAAAAGATATTCAAGATGGTATTGGTATCACAAACATGACCCTAGATGGTGATGTTAAGACTACTTTCTATGGAGACATTGAGGTTCGTGGAAATCAGATTCTAGCATCAGATGGTACAGTCAACATCTTGATGTTTGATGCACAAGAAGCAACGAGTTTTACTGGTAACATAAGAGTTGAAGGCAATAACATTTTAGCAGGTACTGGTGATACAAATATCACTATGGTTGCAAATAATAATACCATATTTGCTGGACCAATTCAAGTCAATGGTAATGCAATTCGTGCAAGTAATGGTCAAGATAACATCGAAATGGATAGTGATGTTAAGACAACCGTTTTAGGTGATTTGCAGGTAGGTACAGGCACAATGCGTGCTGGTGATGCAACAATATGTATTAAAATGATTGGTGGTACTGGTGATGTTGGAATTACAAGTGACTTAACTGCTAATAGTGCATTCTTTAATGGTGATGAAGCAAGACTGAATACATTAGATGTTAACATCAGAGATAATCTACTAACTCTTGGTCTCATTGAAGATCCACTTAATCAAGGTCAACTTATTCCTCCTAATGTATCGGTAGGAAATAGTGGTGATGCTGGTATCGTCATGGCACGTTATGACGTTGGACTTTCAACTCATAAGTATGCTGCTATTTTCTACGATAATTCTCAAGGAAGAATTGCAATCCGCACTGATGTTAATCCAGATCCTGGTACTGGTGAGGTTGGAAGAGATCGTTTTGTTGTTGAGCAAGGACTTCCATCAGAATTGGAAGTACAAAATTTATACATTAATCTAAATAGCACTCTTGGAATCACTACTATCTTTGAAGCACAAGTTTCTGATGATGGTGAATCAGTTGAGGATGTTCTTGCTGTTGTAAATGTTGAGATTGATGCTGGGTTCTTCTAACCCTTGACAAGATGCCCAAATGTTGCTACAATCTCTCTGTTGAGGTTAGAAAAGATATAGCTCTAAGACTTTAATACTTGTCTATATACTGCTACAATATAACTAAGGATTATTTTCATGGACCCATCTGAAATTTCTTTAAGTACTCCATCAAAATCTTTTGAATATGAAAAACTTGCTAGAGATATTGATAAAATTGAAGATATTGAAGAACTGAAAATGACTCTTAAATCTTATGTTAAATTATATTTTAAGCAACAAGAAACAATTAAAATGATCTGATGGAGACAGTTTGAGAACCGTCACAAGCACCTTGACTTTAGGGTCGGGGTGCTTTATAGTATATTCATTGACAGGGACAGCACTTGACCATCACTCTTCGTCCACACCAGCAACGTGCAGTTAATGCTATGTGGGACAACAGCAAAGGTCAGGTCATCGTTCCTACGGGTGGTGGCAAGACTATTTGTATGATTGAAGATGTAATGATCAATCTTGATCTTATCAATCTTGGTCAGACTTATGTTGTTGTAGCACCTCGCATTCTGCTTGCTGAACAACTTTGTAGTGAGTTTCTTGAACTGATTGATACTAAGAATGTTCATGTAATGCACGTTCATAGTGGTGAGACTCAGCATTTCAGCAGCACTAAAGCAGAACAGATTCATATGTTTGCTAATGTTGCTCGGACTTCTGGTGACTCCTGCATTATCTTTACTACTTATCATTCTCTTCATCGTGTGATGGAAGCAGATATTGAGGTCAATACTATCTACTTTGATGAAGCACATAACAGTGTTCAACGTAACTTTTTTCCTCCCACTGAGTTCTTCTCTCACGAAGCAGATCGTTGCTTCTTTTTCACTGCTACTCCTAAGCATTCTATCACGGTAATGAAACCTGGCATGAATGATCCTGAAGTTTATGGTCAGGTTATTTGTCAGGTTCCTGCTCCAGAACTTATCAATGGTGGTTTCATTATTCCTCCTAAAGTTGTTGTTAATCAACTAGATAATGCAGATCTCTATCCTGATGTTCCTCTCAGGGATTCTACACACTTAATCAAGACTATTGATGAGACTGGTGCTGATAAGGCATTGATCTGCTCTAAGTCTACAAAAAACATCATCAATCTAATTGGTCAGTCTGACTTTACTTTCCAACTAGAATTGCGTGGATATTCTTACATGTATATCACAGCAAAAACTGGTGCTATCATCGATGGACGTAAAGTCAACCGTGAGGTGTTCTTTGACACTTTGAGTGCATGGGGTCGTGATGATGACAAAAAGTTTGTTGTGCTCCACCACAGCATCCTCTCAGAAGGTATCAATGTCAGTGGTCTTAATGCTGTAATTTTCATGAGGTCAATGGATTATATTGGCATCAGTCAGACTATCGGTCGTGTGATTCGATTGCATAAAGATGATGCTGCTGGTCTTCGCAATGGCACTATTGTTCCTGGTAAACTTGATCAGTATACCAAATCTTATGGTCTAGTTTGTATCCCTGCCTTCAATAAAGTTGGTATTCAGACTGCACAAAAGATTCAGAATGTTGTTGACATTGTGTTTGAGCAAGGTGATGCTGCTGTTTCTGTAGTTAAGAAGTAATTTATGAAGTATACATACACTAACTCATCAAAGTTAGAACCTACTTACTATAAACAATTCTGCTCTGATGATGGAAATTTTGTTGTAATTCCGATTGCAGGAAAGGGTGTTAAATACACCATTATTGCTCAAGGAAAACCAACGGGAAAAATTTATAGAAAATTTGACACAGCAATGAAAGATGTGTTAAAGTTACAAAAAAAGTACAAAAAGAAATTCAAAAAGTAATTGGTATGTCAAATTTTTCATTATATTGTGATGTTCCAGAAGGGCATAATGAATATCTAATTCCCATGTTTTCTGTCCCACTTCTGCATCTCAAAGTAGAAGAATGGGATGAAAAGAGAAAAAGTCTTCTCGATATGTATTCAAGAAGAAGACAAGAAAGTGATAAATTTAAGATTGCCACAGGTTCTAATTCTTCTCTAGATGTGGAAACTGATTATCACCACAATCATGACACTGGAGAGACTTACGATAGAGAAATAACAGATATTCTCAAATCAGAATTAGAAACTTTTTCAGATACTTTTGAATGTGCTGCTGAAGTATGTACTTCATGGTTTGAAAGAGCAACTAATAGTAAGTTTCATCAGGTTCATAATCATGGATCTATGGGATTTAGTGCTGTATTATTCATTCAGTTTAGTCCTGAGTATCATACTCCCACAGTATTTTTGAATCCAAACCTGGCAGATAATGAGGTTTGTAATTGCGTACCACCAGGAATTAGGGAAGGTTCACTTATATTTTTCCCTTCTTATGTTCTTCATTATACTGCACCGAATGAGAGTGACAAGGATAGAATCGTCCTCTCATTTAATATAAATGTAGAATACGAGAGTTTTTCTTTCGCAGATGAAGACGATAGTGATGGTGAATACTTCACAAAAGATGTCTAAATCATTTATTCTTCGCAATTTTTTATTCAAAGATGATGTAAAAGCACTCAATCAATGGACTCTAGATAATTGTCATCTAGATTTTTTTGAAGATGCCTGCATGGATCCAGATAATCATGGAACACGATTCACAACTCGATTCCCTAATGAAGAGATAGCACCTAATTTAAACTATCCAAAGTCTGCACATACTGTACGGCAAAGAATAATCAATTATTTTCATCTAGAAGGTTACAAAAGTCCACCATCCTACAGTCATGGAATTGTAAATGGCATTGGATATGATGGTGGCAGAATAGAGAATCATATTGACCCTACATATTATCCAAATACTAAAACAGTTCACTTTAATGCTATTACTCAACAAGCACATAAGGGTGGACATACGATCATTGGTGGTGTAGAATATACAGATATAAATTCTACAGATCTTTTGATATATCAAGTCTCTGAGATTCACCATGAAGTAACACCAACACAAGGTGATACTGCCAGAATACTATGGGTTTTTGGATTTTGTTTAGATGATGAAAAAGTACAGGAGATATTCTTATGAAAGATTTTGCCAACGATGAATCATTATTTGAAACTAATGATTTTTCTAATATGAATATCATTGAGTTTTGTGATGGTGATAAGGTTTCCAATTTTTATTGGATGGATAATTTTTATAAAAGACCATACGATGTCTATGAATATCTTTTATCTGTTGAACCACCATTATGGAAAATGGGAGAAGATTGGGAACTTGGCAGAGGTACACTCAACACAAAAAACTTTGAGGATCGTAGACATATGATGAAGCATCCTGGTATGTCTTCACTATACAGTAAGATCTCGGGTATTTGTGACCAAGAATCCGCAGATGTGGATGAAATTGTAACTAATTTTTCAAGATTCTCACGAATTGATGATAACCCATACGAAACTCATTACTGGTGGCCTCACCATGACGGAGGATACAATGGTATATGTTACTTAAGCACGAATGATGAAATTGGAACTAACTTATATAAACCATTGGTAACAGATAATCCAGACTTATTACCTCTAGATGAAAATGATGGTGTTAGAGATGAACATGCAATACCATGGACACCAAAAAACTTATGGGAAACTGTAGTTAGTTTTCGTTCAAAATTCAATAGATTTGCAATGTTTGAAGGATCATATTATTATCACAGTATGAACTTAACTGGTGAACATTATTTTGGTGATCACTATAGTGATGCCGAATACAGAATTAATCAAGTATTTTTTATGATGAATGAAACTGAGGAACAAGATTGACATGCACAGATTCAGAGATGAAATTACTCCAAACGATGATAATTTCTTAGAGATACCTATTAGTGACAAGAATCGTGAAGATCTTTTCATTACACCATTGTATACCTTTACTCTAGACATTGATAACGGACCTCTGATTAGAGAATGTTTAGATTTGCGGGAAAGATTTCCCAATGGAGTAAAAAAATCCAATTTTGGTGAAGGTTGGCAGAGTCAAGTCTATGAATTGCCCACAATCAAAAGAACAACAACTCCTGCTATTCAAAATTTAGCAAGAAATGCTATCGATCTGACAAATGAAATATTGGAAGACTTTGGTGCAACTTATAGAGTAGATGATAATCAAATTGGATGGTGGATGAATATTAACAAGGGAATGGGATATAATGTTCATCACACTCATCCTGGATGTACTGTTATTGGACTTTATTATCCAAAAATTCCTAGTGACCTAAATGAACAGGAAGGTAAACTCACTTTAATCAGAACTGATCCATCAAATCATAATGCTGCGTTTGCTGATGTTGCCAATAATTGTGAATGGGTAATTGAACCTGAGGAAAATGTTTTTTACTTGATGCCATCTACAGTTGCACATTATGTGACACCACACTTTAGTGAAGAGGAGAGAATATCTATTGCATTTAATATTGGATAAATAATACACGTTATCTGTTGTTAGTAATTGGTATAATATGTCTATTCTGCAAACGAGTGGTATTCAATTTGGACTTGATAATACCGTTCTTAATTCTAAATATGGCATTATTCCTCAGAATAGTGTTGCAGTATTTTATCAAGCATCGGCACCTAGTGGATGGTCTCAAGTAACTACTCATAATAATAAAGCACTTAGAGTTGTATCTGGAACTGGTGGTGGGTTCGGTTCTGGTGGATCTAATGGTCCTGGTGGACAACCATTTTCTACTATATTTCCTACATCAACACGTCCAATTAGTGGTACTGTAACTTCTGCTGGTTCAGTAGGAAACACAACATTAACAGTGCAGCAAATTCCTGGACATACTCATAATGCAGGTTCTCAGGTTAATGTAAGTCCTGGATCTCCTAGTGTTGGAGGACGTGCCGTAAATACTTCAGCACCAGCAACATCTCCAACGGGTGGAGGTAACTCACATACTCACCCATTTGTTGGTGCCTCATCACCTTATAGTGGAAGTATTGACCTTAGAGTTAAATATATTGATGTTATCATCTGTCGTTTTAGTTGAGGTATAATATATGTCTATTTTAAGAGCAGACGGGATCCAGTTCGGAAATG